AGACGTTGAACTTGGCGTTGGTGACGGTTCCCGACAGGGCTGCCATGTCGGTGTTGGCTGTGACCTTCACCAGCAGGCCGGCGACCAGGGCGTAGAACAGCGAGCCGGCTTTCGCCAGCGCGCTGCCCGCCGTCTTGATCGCCAGCCCCGGCGAAGACAACGTCTGGCAGGTGACGCGATCGGCCAGGTTCTGCAACGGCTCGCGGAGTGCGCGCGCGTCGCTTTGGTTGGCCAGCGCCCCCAGCCATTGCGCCAGGGTGGTTCCGAGTTTCATGATCGGACTCCTTTCTCGGTCAGGTCGGTGGGATTACAGGGCCTTGCGACCGACGTTGACCACGGCCATCCAGCCGTTGTTCTCGATCATGACCGCCTTCCACCACATCGTGCCGGCGTAGCCGCGCTGGCCGTGCGGGTCCGACTTGCTCTTCTGGCCCGGGGGCAGATAGGTCGGATCCAGCACGTCCTTGCCGCGCACCGCGACCTGCGACCACGCATCCTGGCCGGTCACGATCATCGGGTAGACGTCGATGCTGGTGCCGGAGGTGGAGTAGAGGCCGGTGGTGCCGACGGCCGCGCCCGCGTCCTGGAAAGACGGCAGGTCGGGGTGGAGGATGAAGCGGAAACGCTCGCACGCGCCCAGTTCGTTCTCCTCGGCCTTGCCGCTGGAATAGCGTTCGGCGGGGGTGAAGTTGGGCAGGTCGCGGATGTCCGGTTCCATGTCGGTGTGGCAGTAGACCTTCCATCCGGCCGGGACGGGCATGGTGGCGAAGTCGCCCGAGGCGGCCAGCGCGCGGTTCACCATCTTGCAGTGGTTGGCCGCGAGGTTGATCGTCACCTTGCGCAGCAACTGCAGGGTCACGCCACCGTTCACGGTGACGCGCGTGGTGCCGGTGCCGCCGTAAAACTGGTTGGTGCAGGCCTTGAGCGCGCCGTAGATGATCATCTCGTTGACCAGGGTCACGCGCTCGCCGATCTGCGTGATCATGGCCTGCGGGATGTCGTCTTCGTACATGTCGAAGGTCTTGTCCGTGAAGCCGTACAGGCAGGAATACTGCTGCATGACCACGGTCACATCCTGCGGCGTGATGCTGTCCGGCGTCGGGGTGACGCCTTCCTGCACCATGTGCGCCTGCACGATCACGTTGCCGCGATCGCCGGTGCCGTTGGCGAAGAAGCGGTTGATCGTGTTCTGGTCGGTCGCGGTGGCGCCGTAGGGCAGGAACCGGCGCGCCACGTAGGTGTCGCTCGAGTTCTTGGGGAAGCGGACCTGGCGGCCTTCGCGCGAGAGGGCTTCCATCGGCACGGCATGCGCGAGGATCTGGCCCTTGTACTTGTTGATCCGCCCGGGGGTGAGGGCGAAGGTATGCATCGTCATGATGTGCGACTCCTGTAGCTTTCCTTGAAGCCGATGGCGAACTGCTCGTCATCGGATGGAGTGGTGGTGATCGGTCCGCCGTCGCCTTTGACGGGCGTGGCGGCAGCCATGCGGCGGCGCCGCGCTTCTGCTCCGGTGTCCGGTGCGCCGCCGTTTCCGGCAGGCGCCTGCTTCCCGCTCTTGAACTTGGTCAGGGCGCGGTGGATTTCCTTCGCCTGCGATGCGTTGAGCACCTGGTCGGCGTAGTTGTCCGGTTGCGCGGCGAGCCAGCGGCGAAACTCCGTGTCCGGAGCGTTGCCGTTGTCATCGGGCATGCCGATGGTTTCGCGCCAGTCTTCGTGCAGCATGTCCAGCACGGCTTCCTGCACCTGGGCGGACGATTGCTGAACCAGCGGCATGGCATGCTGCTGGATCATCTGCGCCATTGCGTCGGGGTCGGGCGCCGCAGCGCCACCTCCGCGCAATTTCTGGAAGACCTTGAGCTCCGCGAGGTCTGGATACTCCTCCCGCAGTTGCGCCAGGTCTTCGTCCGACACGCTGGCCGAAGTGCGCAGTTCGTTCATGGCGCGTTCGATTCCGCCGATCTTGCCCATGGCGGTGTCGCGGATGCTGGTGGTCGTGGCCTCGATCTCGTCGACCTTGGCGGCGGCCTGCATCAGCTTGTCGAACTGCTCCTGCGTGATCTGCACATACTGCGGTGGCGTGTCAGTCGCCGCGGGCGCCGGGGTGTCTCCGGTTCCCTGCTTGTCGGCATCGGTGGCGGACGGCGACGGGTTTTCCGTCGTGGTCGACGCACTGAAACCGGCGGCGAAGTCGGCATCGAAATCGTCGTTGGTGCTGCCTTCCTGCTGGTCCTGCTGAACTTGCTGGTCCTTGTCCGTCATTCGAGGGGGACTCCAAAAGCAAAAAGCCGCCCGAAGGCGGCTTCAACACGCAGCGGGCGGCCGGTGGCCGTGCGCTGCACCTACTGCCGTGCGCCCCGTCAGGGCGGGCGGCGGAAATCAGTAATCGTCAGGGTCTGGCGCGGCCGGCGGCGGCTCGGGCCGGGCGAAAGCGAGGGTCCGCTTGATCTCTTCGATCGCGCCGCGCACTTTCGCGGTGGCGATCGGGTCCAGGTCACCGTCGTTCCGCGCGCGCAGGGTGTTCAATCGGGCCTCGAGTTGCGCCGCGATGCGGATCCATGCGGTGCTGGCCTTCTCGCCTTCGGTCAGTCGGAACGGACTCATCGTTCGAACGCTTCACCGGCCGGCGCGCGCCCGCCGGGTTCGGCCGGCGGCTTCATGGCCTGCCGTGCCGCGCGGTCCTTGTCGGAGAGCTCGCGCTGCAGGTTGATCTTGGCGGCGGTTTCGGCCAGGCGCGCCTTGATGTTCGACGTGTTGGCGTTGTTGCGCTCGCCGTATTGCAGGACGGCCATGCGTTCCTTCTGCGCCAGCCGGGCGGTTTCGATGCGCTCGGCGCTGGCCGCGCGGATCTCGGCCGCCTCGACCGCGGGCGCCTTGGGCGGCGGCGCATTGTCGATCTCCTGCTGCTCCGCCTCGGTGTATTTCACCTTGCGGGGGTCCAGGCGCTTCGATGCCAGATACTCGTCGGCCCACTTCTTCGGGTCGATGCCGAACTGCGGATTCACCACCAGTGCGCTCATCGCCTCGAGGGTCTGGTCCTGGATGGCGCGCTCGACCAGGGCGGCGGACCCGCGCGCGTTGATGTCCCAGTCGCCTTTTTCCTCGGGCGGGACGTCCGGGTCGTGCATCAGCCACTCGTAGAAGCGGCGCACGCGCGGCTCGGTGCAATAGTCGTCGTACTGATAGCCGATCGAGCGGAGCAGTTGATTGGCGTTGTTGTTCTGCAGCTGCGTGGCGCCGAATGTCTCTGGCGTCGTCGCACCACTCATGCCCTGCGTGATGAGCGGGATGTTGGTGGATTCCTCGGCCAGCCGGAAGGCGAACTCGATGATCTTGAGCAACTGGTCGGTGCGGTTGGGCAGTTCGAACACCGCGACGGCCTTGCGCACGTCCTCGACGGCGGCGTTTTCGGTGCTGTAGAAGATCTTGTCGACGCCGCCGATCACCCAGTTGCCGTCCGAAGGCACCATCTTCTCGCGGTCCACCACGATGACAGAGCCGGCCGACTTGCCCGCGTTCTCGGACATCTTGCGGGCGGCGCCGTTCAGGAGTCGCTGCGGCGCGAACAGTTGCTCGCCGATGCCGACACCGGCCCAGTGCCCGGCGCGGCGCTGCCACGGGATCGCGTCGTACGGCAGTTCGCCGGAGTCCAGCGGGTTGACGGTCGCCCGGATGACCGAGTCGTTGACCATCGTCACCACCGCGAACACGTCTTCCGCGGCGGGGTTCAGGCCGGACAGGTCCGCCCCGATGGTTTCCATGTCCTGGCGGGTCAGGGAGCCGGTGTAGTACCAGATCTGATAGCGGCGTTGCTTGATCTCGGTCTGGTCGTTCGGGTTCGTGCCGCCCTCGAGGAACACCTTGTTCGGTCCCTCGGCCAGCACCTTGTCGATCTGGTCGGCCAGGAACCCGGGTTGTTTCTTGAGGCGGCGCAGCGCGGCCGGCGAAATCCAGTCGTACTCGAAGACGTAGTCGCCGTCGTGGATGTTCTCGCCGCATGCCGGGTCGGGGTAGAACTTCCACGGGTCGACGTGCTTCACCACCGGCACCAGCTCTTCGACCATGGTCATGGCCGCGCCGGTGGGCGTGTTGTCGACGCGCCAGCGGCGCTTCTTGAACGGGATCGGGCCTTTCGTCACACCGACGCCGATGCGCCCCATGTCGAACACCGTCTTGCGGTCTTCGGCGCGGGCGTTGCACTCGACCATCCAGTCGTAGATTCGCTTCTCGGCCGCCTTCGCCGACGCCTGGGCCTTTTCGACTTCCTGCTTGGCCAGGTCCGCGAAAGTGATGGGCACCGGCTGATCGCCCTCGCCCGCCATCGGCGCGCGCAGCATCGTCTGGCCGCCGACCACGATCGGCTCATCGTTCTCGAGCATGCCGGAGAGCTCCGGCACCGGCGTCGCGTCGAACGTGAAAGCCTTGTCGTTGACCGGCAGCAGGATCTCGCCGACCTTGGCCGTGCCGGCGTCGACGTAGCGCGATGACATGCGCAGGTACAGCGTCGACCGGGTCGATTCCGCCGGCGCCTGCCCGTCGCGGGTGAGCGGGCCGTCCATCGACATCGGCTTGGCCCAGCGCGCCTTGCCGAATTCGGCGCGGTTGGCGTTGTCGATGCCGACGTAGGCCTCTTCGGCCGCCATCCACACTTCCTCGATGCCGGAATCGCGGCGCCCGTTGATCGCCTCCGTCCGCTTCGTGGCCAGGGCCAGGCCGATGCGCTCGAGGAGTTGCAGGCGCGACGGCGCGTCGTCGTCCGAAAAGCTCTCCTCGACGTCCTGCGGCTGCCCGTCGATCACTTGTAGCGCGCCGCGAACCAGCAATCAGCCGAACCGATGGTCTTGGTCGGCCCGGTGGAGGAGTTGCAGACGACGATGCCGGCCGTGAATTTCATGCCATAGGCGCCGAAGTCGATGTTGAAGTTGCTCGACGCCGGCACGGTGATGACCACACGCGGCACGGCCGTGTTTGCCGGCAGGGCAGCGGCGTCGTGGATCTGGATGAACTGCGCCGACACCTTGGAGTTGTACCCGCTCAACCCGTACAGCACGCCCGCGCCAGCCTTGACCAGTCGGCCGGACTCGTAGGCGGCGGACACCGAATTGTCGGGCGCCAGGCTCGGATCCTCGGTCGGTACGATACGTTCGGTCATGGCGTGGTCCTTGCGTTGTGGGTCAGCCCAGCGCGCCGAGCGCGGCGTCGACGGGGCGAAATGCGGGTTGGATGGGGGTCTTGCGCGGCGGCGGTTGCGACGGAATGGCAAACGTCATCGCCAGGGAGTCGCCGCGGTCCGGGGACTTGATGCCGCGCTTCTTGGCGTCTTCCTTAGACTCGAGCAGCAATTCGCCGCCTTTGAACTTGTATTGCAGTGCGGTCAGGTCGGTCAGCAGTTCACCGTCGTTCGGGATGCTGGCCGTCTTGAGCCACTCGCGGAGCTCGCGCCACATGTAGGCGCGCAGGTTGTAGTTCTCGCCATCGTCCATGCGCAGCGACGAATTGACGTCGACCACGATGGGAACGCTGCGTCCGGTCGCGCGGTCCGTGCGCGGCGGGAACCATCCGCGCAGGATGTCCGCCACGCCGGCGCCGATGCCGATCGTGTCCACCGCGATCTGCTCCGGTTGCGTGCCGTAGGCGGACACCTCCGAGCGTACCCGGGTGGCCACCTGAACCACATCCAACTTGGCCAGCACCACCTGGCGCAGCAGCACGCGCCCGCGTCGGAAGCTGATGACCGTCCGATCGTCGCCGAAGCGCGCCACGTCCACGCCGACGCGCAACCCGCCCATCGGCGCAACTTGGGCCGGCCCGCGCATGGCCGCACCATGCACCAGTTCGGCCGGGATGAAGGCATTGGCGACGGAAGCCTCGTAGGAACGGTCGATTTCGGCCGCCACCACCACCGGATCCAGTTTCGCGCACTGCTCGCGGTACCAGTCCTCGTCCTTGCGCGGGTCGTCGCGCCAGTCGAACACGAACACCGGGATTTTTCCGCCGTGCCGCTTCCGATAGAACGGATTGCCGACACCGTTTGGCGTGCTGACGTCGATCTTGCAGTTCGAGGTCTGCGACAGGGCCGCCTCGATCGCTTCGGCATGCTCGTAGAAGGCCGACTCGTCCTTCAAGTACACCGAGGTGCGCGCGCCGCGGCCGATGTTGTCGCCCGCCTCGCCGACGATCGCCGCGCCGGTACCCGGGTTGACGATGCGCATGTAGGGCGCGTGGGTTTTTTCCGCCCAGCCCGGCGGCAGCAGTTCGGGCGGCAGGCAGTTCAGGAAGTGGCGGATCTTCCAGAACAGCGATTTCGGGTCGCCAAGCTTGTCGACGTACTCTTCCTTGCGGCTGCCGAACCCCACCACCGTGCCAGGGTGGAACAGGTACATCCATGCGGCGACCGCCGCGCACAACCAGGACACGCCCATGTCGCGGCTTTTCTCGACCAGGCCATCCTCGCGCCGACGCCACCGATCCACCAACCAGTCGACGAACTCCACCTGGCGCGGGAACAGCAGGAACGGCACGTTCGCCGGCAGGCCGACCTCGGGGTTGCGCGGGTCGAAGGTCATGCCCCAGTCGGCGATCAGCTTGGCCGGGTTGTCCTTGTAGAGCGCCTTGACCGGATCCCAGTGGTCCGGGTTGGCGCGCAGGAAGGCGAGCCGGCGTTTCCGCTCCTCGAACACCGGTGCGTAGTCCGGATTGCGCCAGTCGAACGGCACCTCGGGCGGCATTTCGTCGGCCTTGGCCGACAAGGGTTTCTTCATTGAAGATGAAATAGAAGAAGAAGTAGAAGCGCCGTCACCAAAGGGGGGCTTTGGTGTGACCTTTGGTGTGACCTTTGGTGACTTCTTGGCGATCTGGCCAGATCAGCCGCCCCGGCCGGCCCGGATCATCTGCATGTAGGCCTCTTCCGGCGACAGGGTGATCTTGGATTCCTGCTGGATGGGCGGCAGGTCATCCGCGCCGCCGACCTGCACCTTGTCCCCGTACTTCTTGGGCGCCAGTTTCGAGGCCAGCCACTTGCGCGCATCGACGCGCAGGCGAGAACGGGCGACAACCTCATGGTCCGTCGCCGCATTGCCGTCCTTGTCGATCACTATGTCCTTGGACGAATCGTCAGCGATTTCAACGATTTGCGCCGCGTAGAGCTCGGCCTGCAGTTCCTTCGCGCGCGCGTACTTCTCCCGGAATGCCTGGTCGCGTTCAAGCGCCCGGAACACCGACGCTTGGCTCGGCATGCCCTTCTCCTCGCACATCCGATGCAGGGCTTCACCCTTGGCGATGCGCGCGCAGATACGCTCGATCATGGGGCCTGTCATCACGGAAGGGCGGCCGGGGCGCTTCTTGGGCGCCTTTCCGGGCGCCTTCTTCGCGGCCGCCATGGCCTAGTGCGCCACCTCGGCGCCAGCCTCACCGTCGGCGCGCGCGTTGGCGTGCATGGACTCGAGCGTGCGGATCGCCTCGCGCGTGGCCGGGCCCTGCGTGTCGATGGGCACCGGTGCGATGGTCGGGTTGTCCATTTCCATTGCGACGCCGGCGGCGGCCAGGTGCGGGCCGATGTCGTTGCTCAACGGGTCCGGGGCACCGCCGACCAGGGTGGTTTCGCCGCGGCGCTCCGCCAGGGTGCCCATGTACTTGACCAGCAGGAGGGCATGCTGGTGGGCGTGGGATTCCGGATCGAACCCGCCGACACCCTCGTAGGTGGTGTCGAGTTTGATGCCGGGTTCGCCGCTCGGGTGAGTCATGTCCTCGAGGACGAGAATTGCTTTGGCCATCGCCTATCCTTGCGCGTAGCCAGCCTGGAAATCCTGGTCTGCCGGTTGCCCGCCGTCCTGGACCGCTTCGGCCATGGCGCGCAGGGCGCTGCCGAGATCCTGGAACCGTTGTTCGGGGGACACACCCGGCTGCCCCTGCTCCTGTTCTTCCTCGGGGAGCGGGTGGCGGGAAACGGCGAACGTACCGTCCGGGTAGACGCACAGGACGAGGCAGTAGCCGCCCGCGGGGTCATCGCGCATGTCGGGCGTCATCGGGGTGTCCATGTGGTGGTCCGTTTCCATTGGGCGCCGCACTTGGCGGCGTTGTTGAGTCGGGTTTCGGCGTCGCGCAGCATGTCGCGCACCTGGTCGATCGTCTTGCGGGTCAGGATCACGCACCCGCCCTCGTCCTTGCAGGCGCGGAGCTCGGCCGGCGACAGCACGATGCGGCCCTGGCCGTCCACCTCCGCCGCGCCCGCCTCGAGGGCCAGGAACAGCAGCAGGATGGCGGCGGCGCGCACTATCGCTTCCGCTCTGCCTTGAGGATGGACTGGCACGCCTGCAGTTGCCGGGTCACCTGGTCGGCGTCGTCGGCGAGGTCGAGAAGATCCGCAGCAGTCGCTCGCGGAAGGTCGGCTGGCGGTCCGCCATCACCTCCGGGGGCAGGTCCGGCAGGCGCGGCGGCGCCACCACCACCGGCGCAGGTGCCGGCGGGCAGGGAGAGGCGCACGCTGCCATCAGCAAGGCGGCGGCGCAGATCGGCAGCATCAGCTTGGGCACGGGCGGACTCCTGCGAGTAGTGGGTGGCCACGGCCGCGACGCTGGCGGCCATGCTCTGCTCCTGCGCCCGGGCATCCGCCTGGGCCTGCAGGGCGGCATCTTGAGCGGCGAGGCGATCGCGGTCCCAGCGCGCCTGCACCTCGGCGCGGCCGGACTTGAGGCCGGCTTGATGGGCGTGGCGCAGCGCCAGCCCGGCGGCGATCGCCAGCCCCGCCACGGCAAGCGCGGCGACCAGAAGGCGAAACTGCAGGCCCGCGATCACGGCACCACCCCGAGGGCGCGCCGCGCGCGATCCCACAGAACGCAGCGTTCGGCGTAGCCGTTCAGACCGCCGTTAATGCGCCGCGTGATGAGTTCGAACGCGCCTTCATCGGCCAGGTCGTTGAGCCCGTGGTCGCGCCAGAAGTCGCCGGCGCTGCGCGCGGCATATTCGGGCTCGGCCAGCAGTTCCGGGTGCGCCGCGGCGTCGATGCCCAGCACCTGGCCGGCGCGGACGTGGTTGAGGTAGCCGGTGACCTGGATCAGTCCGTGCCCGCGGTAGAACTTGCCCGGGTCGACCACGCCAGCTTGTTCGGCGAACCGGCGCGCCTCCGGGCGGGTGTTGCCCAAATCCGCGCGGCCGGAGTAGCGCATCTGCGCCGGGGTCGGGCCCCATATCTCTGCGGTCCACCGGAACAGGCCGGATTCGTGCGCCACTTGGGCCAGGAATGCCGCCTGCCGCGCCGGCGTGTCGATGTCGAACTCCTGCATGGCGGCCGTCAGGTGCGGCGCCCAGCGTTCCGCGTTCTGCGCCGAGCACCCGGTCGCGGCCCGGAGCTCGGCCGGCGTCATGCCCGTTCCATGTACCTGGGCGGCCGCGGGCGCCATGTGTGCCGCGAATGCCACAGGTACAGGCAGCAGGCGGCCAGCAGCAAGAGCTCCGGCCAGGTGGATCCGCGCACCGTGGCATCCAGGCCCGCGACGCCCGCGCCGATCAGCATGAGCAGGTAGACGGCTATCCACTCGGGACGATGCGTGCGGATGTGCATCGGCGCCAGCCTGCAGATGCAGGCGACGACCACCGCGAGCGACAAGCCGATGGCGATCAGAGTCACTTGCCGTCCTCCCCTTTGCCGCCGATCACGCTCGAGGCGCGGCGGATCGCGGCCGACAGCAATGGTTTGGCGCCGGCGCCGATCACCAGGGCCAGCACGATGAGCATGGAGTCGGGACCGTGCAGGTACTGCGTCAGCCCGTGCCCGCCGGCCGAGCCGACGAACCCGCCCGCGGCCACCGACAGGATGGCCGCCTGCTTGGTTTCCGGCGGCGTGAGCACCAGCATGACGGCCGACCCGATGAATCCCCACAGCAGGGCCAGGTAGGGAACCCCGAGCATCGCCATGGCGGCCGCCCCAAGGGCCGAAGCGACGGATTGGGCGGCGTTGCCATCGTGCATGCGGGCCTCTGAGCGCGAAAAAAAGCCCGGCCAGGATGACCGGGCCGGGCGAGAACTGGAGGAAACAAACAAACTGGTTGCGGGGGCTGGGATCGAACCAGC